CTAATCCTACTATTGGAAATTGTGAAGCATAACTCTAATTAAATTTAATTAAAAATGGCCAATAGAAATATTGGCCATTTTTGTTTCCAGTAAATGAAGATATATAACCTATGGCTACATATAATTTAAAATTCAACAAAGACGATTCAGTTATTAGACATGTTATTGTCGGCTTATTAGCTGATCTTAATAGTAAACTTAGTTTTTATAGACAGATCAGTAATGATGAAAGGGCAGAAATCGATGTACCTTTCTTTTATGCAGTATCTGGAGATGAGAATTTTATGAAAGATAGTTTCTTGTTTTCTAATGCAAATGGCGAAAGCTGTGATCCTAACGGAGAGTTTGCAGACGGTAATTACGATAAAGTACCAAGAGGTATTGTAAACCTAACTTCATTCGCAGTAGACCCATCTAAATTAGTTAACAAAAGAAATATGGGTCATTATATGATGATGAATGAAGATGGCCTAATGGAAGGCTATGTTGCAGAATTTGAAATGATCCCATGTACAATTGGAGTTGACGTTGAAATTTTACTCTCTAGCCAATTAGACTTATTTAAAGTTACTGAGGCTATTGTAAAAAGAATGTACAAGGCTAATTTCTACCACGTAGATGCTGGTCATTTAGAAGAGGGTACTTATAGAATTGCATCTGAGTATATGATGCCAGATGATTATACACAAGAAAGACCTGTTGAATATTCATTTGATGATAAACAAAACCATAAAGTTACATTTAGTTTAGAAATAAATTCATTTATACCATCGTTTGATTTTGAAGAAGATGTGTATAGAAAATTCACTAGAACTTCTTATGCTAATGGTACTGTTGGAGACTATATAGATCCTAATGGATTCTTAGATGCAACCGGATTTCCTAGAGTATATTATGATAGTTATGAACCAGCTAAATGGGAATCTAATGGAGAACAGTGGATTAAAACTGAGACTGGCATTAACGTAACAGACCCTGCTATTTTAGAAGCATTAGGTAATCAATTAACAACAGAATCTCAAATTAAACGTCTTAGTAGACGTAGAAAACAATCTAATAGAATGTTCGGTATTGGTAATAGTAATCTAACCACACCGGGCATGGGAACTCCAGATAGTGCACTCCTCGGAGACAATTACGAGGTAAAAGCAAAGCGCTTCCCATGGGGTGATAAACTAGATGAAGAAAATGATTGATATATACATTAAGAAAACATAAAAATTTGATAATGACAAATACATTTAACAAAGAAATTAAATCACCAATCCTAGAACAAGGACAGGGTTATATCTTCCATGCAGCTGGAGGTGATTTTAAAATCACAGGAAGTCATATTGAAGCTATCACAGAAACTAATGATACTTTTAAAACTCTAGTTGCTGCCGGTAAGATATTCGATATTAACGAATCAGGTATTTCTTTTTACTATGATTACAATGCTAAATCATCAGTAACTAAAATACAAGAAGGTTCAGTAGAAAATTTTGATAACTATTTAGCTCTAACTGAAAAGCTGACATTCCTAGAAAAGACTGCAAAAGAACTTAGAATTTCTTATGGCAAAGATGAAAAATCCGGAGCCTTAACAGAAGCTAATAAGGAAATTAAAACTACTAAAACTGCAATAAGCGAAGCGAAAGCTAATAGCCTAACAGTAAAATTTTCATACGATGTAAATGAGAACTTATATAAAGCAGGTAATATCGAAATGCCAATAGGTACTGAAGATAAACTATCTGAAGTGTTCTTTTCATCAGCATATATTAAATACGCAGATAAAAAATTAATCGATGCATTTCAATTAGCATGTGAAAACTATAACTCATATAAAGTTTTAGATTTTGTAACAGAAGCTACACAAGGAGATGTTACTGTAGTAACTATGAGAGCAGAGAAAAATGCTTTTGTATTTAGAGTAAACGAAACTACTAAATTAGCTAGCTTTGAAAAAATGCTAAGTGATGCAGCAATAGATTACGTAAAAGAACAAACTGGAGCAGATATTACTGAACAGTTTAAAGATCTTTTAGAATCTGCAGCAATATCAACAGGTAAAAAATTAGAAAAGATAAGTCTTTACAAAGAGATGTTATCTTTCTTATATGACCAAAAGGGTAGATTAGCAGAAGCTGATAGAAACCTTCCGGACATTAAAGCAGCAGATAACTTAATAGGTTCTGAAATTACTAGAATTAGCGAAGAAGTTGAAGCTCTAGAAAATGATACACTAACGATTGAAGATGGATATGTAGATGCTACATTAAAATCAGAAGTTGAAGGTATTGCAGAAGACGGTTCTATTAAAGTAGACTCTGTAGAATTTAACCAAGCAGGTAAAAATGATATTTTAACTGTGTTTGTAGAAAACAAACCATTTAGAGTAGAAAAGTACAAGATTAACATATCATCTGAAGATACAGTATAATCACACTCTCTTAAAATACCGACTGAAAAGCCCATTCGAAACAAATGGGCTTTTTTTCATATAACTAGTAATCAAATAGAAATTAACTACTGTGCCTAGAAAAAAGAATTATTTAAATAACAAAGACTTATACAATCAGATTGTATTGTCTAAAGAAGATGATAAGTTAACAAAGGACGCTGAGAAGATGTTGATACTAATCGCTGAAAGAGCAATTAGAAAGCTAGTATATTTAAACGAAGACGACAAGAATGATTGTATGCAGTTTGCTATATTAGATCTTCTTAAGTACTGGAGGAATTTTAACCCTAAATATACCAATGCATTTGCATACTTTACAGAGATTGCAAAGAGAGGTTATGCAAAGGGCTGGAATAAAATACATCCTACGAAATATAAAAACACAATGTCAATGGATCGCATTAATACCAAAGGTGGCGATGGTGAATCCGGAATGTTTAATATTTAATGTCAATAAAGAACTTAAAACCTAGTGGTAACTCAGGATTTGTACAGGGGTATTTTACTCCTGAAAATCCAGATAAGTATATCGGCCCAACGCCGATCATTTATCGTTCCTCTTGGGAAAGAAAGTTCTGTATCATGTGCGATACTAAAGATAATGTATTAAAGTGGTCAAGTGAACCTGTTAAAATTAAATACATGTGGACTGCGGATAAAAAAGAACACATTTATTATCCGGACTTTTATATGAAAACAGCTGGTACTGGCGATGAGCCACCAGTAGAATGGCTAGTTGAAATAAAGCCAGAAGCACAGATTAAAAAACCTAAACCGCCTTTAAAGAAATCTAAGAAGGCACTTAACTCCTATAAATTTTTGGCAGAACAGTATGTTAAGAATAGAGATAAATATGCTTATGCAAATGCTTGGTGTGAAAACCGAGGTTGGCGATTTATAGTCTTAACTGAAAAGACACTTAAATAATGGGACAGATTAAAAAACAAATAGGAGAATTATCTAAAGAAGCTGGTGGAATGGCAAGAGCAGCCAGTGCAGCAGAAGATTGGTTTAATACTTCTAAAAAAGCTGTTAGAGAAAAGGCAGTAGCTAGATCAGCAGGTCCATTCCAACAAGGTAAGATATATGTGTTTAGATATGAAAACCCAATTGTCGCAGAATGGTGGGACAGCAATCCAGTAGTATTGGCGCTGAACCGCTCAGATACAGGTAATGACATGGGTATCAATCTTAATATGTTACCAGTCCCTGTAAAGCAAGACCTCTTAGATTTCGTCTATGAGCAATACAAAGGCTATATACAAGGACAGAATAGAGGTTCTAAAACAGAGAACGCTAGAGCACAAGGACCATTATCATTATCATACCAAGGAGCTAAATCATTCCTAAAGAGATATGGCTTTGATTTTGCAATTAGACAATATGCAACAACTCGTAAATCTCAACAAGTTGTAGTGGCATACGAACGATGGCCTGAGATAGCCCTTTGTGACTTTTTAGAGCTAAATGGCTCATCAGTTGGCAAGATCAGAGCAGCCTTCAGAAACCATCTAAATAAATGAGATATATAAAACAGAAATAATACTATATTATGGCAGGATTTACTGACAAAAGAAACGGACCTCTTAGTTCTAACGCAAGACCATTTAGCCTCTCCAATGCTTTGAAGACGCTAAGTTCTTTTGGTATGCGTTATGATGACATGGTGCTTAGACAATCTCAAGCGATTGGCCCAATGGAAGACCAGTTTGGTTACAACCAAATGAATCCGTTTGGATTAGACAACGATGATATTTATGGTGCATTTGCTGCACTATCCATGGGAGATATAAACATGAAGAAGAACGTACCGTTCTTTGATACTGATTACCCTGGAAAGAGAGATGAATTAAGAAGATTCTCAATGAACGATGAGGTAGAAGATATTCTAGATATACTTTGTGATGAAGCAGTTGTATATGATGATAAAAACTTCTTTTGCCAACCTGAAATAATGGGACTTGATGTATCAGATGATGTACAAAAAGACCTTAACAAATATTTTAGACAAATATACCACTACTTTGGTTTTAATGGCGAACAATCAGCATGGTACTTCTTTAGAAAGTTCCTAGTTGATGGTTACTTATCATTTGAGATAATTTATTCCCCAGACCAAACCGAAATTATTGGATTTAAAGAAATTGATCCAGTTACATTAATGCCAGGTTACAATAAAGACGATGGTAAAAAAGTTTGGGTTCAATACAAAGACGAACCTACTAAAGAAAGAGTATTATATGATTCTCAAATCATTTACATTTCTTATTCTTCACTTTCAACAGCATCAAGAGTATCTTATGTTGAAAGATTAATCAGATCATTTAACCTACTTAGAATTATGGAACATACCAGAGTAATCTGGGCTGTAACCAACGCTTCATTTAGAATGAAGTTTATTATACCTGTAGGTGGTAAATCTAAAACTAGAGCAAAGCAATCGTTAGCTCAGTTAATGAATAACTATAAAGAGGTAGTTGATTTTGACTTCGAATCAGGAACATTAGAAACTGATGGTAAGCCAATGCTACAATTTAGTAAAGAATACTGGTTACCTTCTAAAGATGGTGAAACACCAGAAATTGAAACTCTTAGTTCTGAAGGACCAGATCTTTCAGATACTGAAGCAGTTAGTTATTTCCAAAACAAATTAAAAGAGGTTTCTAAAATTCCTTACAACAGATTCTTATATGAAGATGATGGCGGTGACTATGCATTAGCAGGTGATGGTATGGTAAGAGATGAAATCAAATTCGGTAAGTTTATTAAAAGATTAAGATCTGTATTTCAAGAGATATTGGTTAAGCCGATGTACATTCAAATGTGTCTTAAATACCCTGAATTCCAAGACGATCCTCAATTTAAGACTCAAGTAGCCTTAAGATATAATGAAGAGAACATGTTCGCTGAATTAAAAGAACAAGAGATTATGCAATTAAGATTAGACTTTATTTCAAGTATGAGAGATAGTTTAATGACAACTAACCAAGAAACAATGGAAGAAGAGTATTACTTTGATCAAGAATATCTAGTCAGAAAATATTTAAAATTAACTGACGACGAGATTAGAGCTAACGCTGCATATAAAGCAAAGGAAAGAAAATCAGCCGCCGATGAACCTGAACAAGAGGACGACGGAATGGGCATATAGCCGCTAATCCTAGATAGTTAAGAAAAAGAGATATATAAAACATGAAGATTATTAAAACATTTGAAGAGTTTATTTCCGAAGACTCGCTAAAAGCAGGAGAAGATTCTAAAATATACGTAGAAGATCAGACCTTAGATTCTGGTTCTACTATTAAATCTGCTGAAATATTAGGAGCAATTACAGCTTCTAAAACTGAAAGCGATTTTAAAGATTACTTCTATAATGAATATGGGCAAGATGCATTCGCTGAGGGCGAAATGGATATTTTAACAGCATATTACCTAGATAAATCTGCAGAAGACGCAGAAGAAGAAAAAGCAGCTGATGGCGAAGAAGAGGAAGATGACAAAAAAGAAGGCGACGACGGAGACCTGGATATTGACATCTAAAAGATATTAAGATAATTGCATAATACAAGTAGATATATAATAAAAATAGATAAATCATAGTTA